AAAGTTCCTTCGCCGTCTTGGTTCCGTAAATCTTGCAAGGTAGGTTACAATGTCTCTGAATTTCCGGGCGGTGAACCTGTTCCTACTGCGACAAACGTAACTGTGGCTGAGGAATCTGCTACTGTCAATTTGGTTGCAACCAATATGGACAAACAGAATCTTGTCCCCGCTCCGTTTGAGGGTTTTGTGCCTTGGGGTAACTTCAAGAAACTTGAGAAAGTTGTCAAGTCTGGTTTGTTCTATCCTATCTTTGTTACTGGTCTATCTGGTAACGGTAAGACTCTTATGATCGAACAGATTCACGCTAAACTCAATAAAGAGTTGATCCGTGTGAACATCACCATCGAAACTGATGAGGATGATTTACTTGGTGGTTTCCGTTTGGTTGCTGGTGAGACTAAGTTTGTTCCCGGCCCTGTTATTGAGGCGATGGAACGTGGTTGTACTCTACTTCTTGATGAGTGTGATCTAGGTTCTAACAAGTTGCTTGCCCTCCAGCCTGTGCTTGAAGGTAAGGGTGTGTTCTTGAAAAAGATCAACAAGTGGATCACTCCTAAAGATGGGTTCAACGTGATGGCAACTGCCAACACTAAAGGTAAGGGTTCTGAAGATGGACGCTTTATCGGAACCAACATCCTCAACGAGGCATTTCTTGAGAGGTTCGCTATCACGATGGAACAGCCCTATGCAGCTGCGGCAGTCGAGAAAAAGATTGTTATCGGTTCGATGGCGAAATACGGCGAAGTCGATGAAAAGTTTGCTGAGAATCTCGTAACGTGGGCTGAAGTCATCCGTAAGACCTTCTATGATGGTGGAGTTGATGAAGTTATCTCTACTCGCCGTCTGGATCACATTGTGAAGGCCTTCGCTATCTTTGGTGACAAGATGGAGGCAATTGAGATGTGTGTCGCTCGGTTCGATGAGGATACTAAAGAATCCTTCCTTGACCTCTACACCAAAATTGATGCCGGTATTGTTACTGGTGCTAATGAAGAAGAGGCCTATTCAGAGGACGCTGTTCCTACTGATGATGAACCTGCCTTCTAAAAAAAGTAAAGGAACTTGACATTCCTGTCTGGCTCCTTTACTATATAATAGTGACCATGCCATAAAGGGTGGTCATTATTAACATCTTGCTTATTAAGGAGATAAAAAATGGTAAGAAACACTTTAAGTCTGATCGACAATTTCAATCAACTAACCCCCTATGCTGTAGGCTTCGACAAAGTATTCAATACTTTGAATCGATATGTGGATAATAACGTCAATTCCACAGGGTTCCCACCGTACAACATCCAAAAGGTAGGTGACAACAATTATCAAATCGAAATGGCTCTTGCTGGTTTCAGTAAGGACGATATCGAGGTGGAAGTGGCAGATGGTACTCTGTCGATTCGGTCAGATAAGAAAGAAGAAACTGATGATGAGTTTACTTATCATCGTGGAATTTCGTATCGTAAATTTGAACGCAAGTTTACTCTTGCAGATGATCTAGTGATAAACGGTGCGAAACTTGAGAACGGCATGCTTACGATTGACCTCGAGCGTATTGTTCCAGAAGAGAAGAAGCCACGGCTGATTAAGGTCGATTAATTCTCTTATATAATGAGGAAAGGGAGTTGACTTTCAGCTCCCTTTCCTTTATTATTAATAATAATTGAAGGAGATTTTTATGGGAATTCGAATGTTTGATGTAGACCCCACCCAAGCCCTAGATGGGTTAGACGGTCAAGTCGCTAAAGAAGATACAACACAGGGTGAAGGCCCTACTGAAGAGAGATTTTTCGCTGATCCAAACAAAACTAGAGAGGAAAGACCAAAGGTTGTAAATAGACCAAAAGATGCTCCTCGTTTTGGTGTGAAGTTTGAGGACGGCAAACCAGTGCCTAAAAATCTCGGCCCAGCTGGTAGTGATGCAATTTACAAAGTGTCTAATGATACTGATTTTCAAAACAGAGAAAATGTTCCACCCGCCGCAGATACGCCTGAAGCTGCTGATGCAAGGGAGTTTGCAGAAGAACTTGCAAAACAAGAGGATGCAATCGAAGAAACTAATCATGGTTTACGATATGCTATTCGTCCTATCAAAAATTTTGCGTTGGCTCGAATTGAGTTTCCTGATGAAATTATTCAAGAGATCAACGATCATATCGACAATGTAATTATTCCAGCAGACTCTAGTTATGCTAGTGGTCTTGTTGGTCAATTGAAAAATGGAGAGAACTCTGCTCAGTTGGATTTTCCATTTAGTGATGAAGTTGGTAAATCTATCAAAACAGTTCTAGACCAGATTGGTAGTACATATCTGAAAAACGGCTATGATCGTGATGCTCAGGCTGATTGTTATCAGTGTTGGACTAATCATGCTTATGCTGGTGATTATAATCCTTTGCATGATCACGGTGTGCAAACGGCTGCTGGTCTATCAGGATTTCTTTGGTTGCAAGTTCCAGAGTGTATTGAGAAGTTACCTGAGTTTAATCCTGAGATCAATAATGCTGGTGGTGGTATTGATGGATTTACTCATTTGGTCTGGGGTCAGCATAGTCGCCGAGACATTATGCAGCTAAAGGCTCAGACTGAAGAATATGTTAAACCAGTTGTAGGAACCATGTTGGTATTTCCACAGTGGTTGAAACATCAAGTATTGCCATTCTTTGGTGATGGTGAACGTAGGTCTATGGCTATGAACTGGAATGTTTTTGATTCAGATAATGAAATGCGTAAGTATATGTCTGAACGTGAACTGGCACAATATAAGGCACAAAAGGAGAAGCTCGAGAGTGCGTAAAATTGAATACAAATATAATGAAGATGCTGCTCTTACGGAATTGTCAGAGTACATTGACTCCACTTATGATGAACACTACAGCAAGAATAGGTTTCAGGCTACAGAGTTCATCATAGATGGTGGTCACGGTGAAGGATTTTGTATCGGTAACATCATGAAATACGCACAACGATACGGAAAGAAGGGCGGAAAGAACAGAAGTGACTTGCTAAAAGTAATTCACTATGGTATTATCGCTCTACACATTAATGATATGGAGAAATAATATAATGAAACTTAGTAATGAAACGGTTGCGGTGTTGAAAAACTTCTCAACGATTAACCAAAACCTTGTGATTAAGGCAGGCAGTAAATTGTCTACCATGTCAGCAATGAAAAACATTGTGGCTTCTGCTGATGTTAAAGAAGTCTTTCCACAGGATTTTGCAATCTATGACTTGAACGAGTTTTTGGCTGCAATATCTCTTTTTGATACAGTTGATCTAGATTTTAAAAACGACTTTGTTGTAATTACCGAAGACGGTAATCCACAAAGGTCTTTACAGTATTGGTATTCTGATCCGTCTGTAGTGACACATCCTAAAACGGATATCACTATGCCTGATCCAGATGTGCAATTTGAATTTGCATCTTCTACTCTTTCTGAAGTGCAGAAGGCTGCTTCGATTATCGGTGCGCCTGATATGGTTCTGGAAGGTATGAGTAAAGGTAACGCTATCATCAAGGTGACAGATAAGAAAAACGCAACTGCAAATGATTTTAAAGTTGGTTTGCCAGTTGATGAAACTACAAAGGATGTTCCTTACAAATTTTGGTTCAAGGTTGAGAATTTAAAACTCATTCCTGGCTCGTATGAGGTGAATGTATCTTCTAAGAAGATTAGTTACTTCTCAAATACAAAAGTGCCTGTGCGATACTTTATTGCACTAGAACCAGAATCGTCATATCCAAATGAGTGATACATTTTTATGGGTTGAACAATATCGGCCAAGAAATGTAGATTCATGTGTTTTACCTAACACTCTTAAAACCACTCTGAAAGATTTTGTGAAGGAAGGTCAACTTCCTAATCTAATTCTTTCGGGTGGGCCAGGTGTAGGTAAGACTACAGCTGCCAAGGCTCTCCTTGAAGAACTTGGCTGCACGTACATGATGATCAACGGCTCGGAAGAGTCTGGTATCGATATTCTCAGAACCAAGATCAAAAACTTTGCCTCCACTGTTGCACTTGAAGGTGGTCGCAAGTATATCATTCTGGATGAGGCAGATTATCTAAATCCACAATCTACACAGCCTGCCTTACGTGGGTTCATGGAAGAGTTTCATGCAAACTGTGGATTCATCCTAACCTGTAATTACAAGAACCGTATTATTCCGGCCCTGCAATCACGATGTAGTGTAATTGATTTCAACATTCCCGTAAAGGAAAAACAAAAGCTTGCATCTGAGTTTTTTGCTCGCACGATCACCATTTTGGATGAGTGTCAAATTAGATACGATAAGCGGGTGGTTGCAGAAGTTATCAATAAATTCTTTCCCGATTGGCGTAGAGTACTAAATGAGCTACAGAGGTATTCTGTTTCTGGTGAGATTGACGCTGGTATTCTAGTTGATATTGCTGAAGTCAATGTTAAGGAATTGATAAATTGTATGAAGGGTAAGGAGTTTACAAATGTTCGTAAATGGGTTGTGGATAATCTTGATAACGATCCTACTCGTTTGTTCAGGCGTCTTTATGACAGCCTTTATGATCATGTGGATGGTTCTAGTATCCCTCATGTTGTTGTGGTTTTGGGTGAGTACCAATATAAGTCTGCTTTTGTCGCAGACCAAGAGATAAATATGCTTGCATGTTTAACTGAAATTATGGCAAGGGCGAAGTTCAAATGACAATAGAGGTACATGATAATTTATTAGAACCACATGCAGCTGAGTTGATTGAAGACTTTATGAAAAATCATCTACGTTGGCGGTATTATTATTCTTCACATAGAAACAAACTTGGTTGGCACTGGCATGTTTATTGTGGTGAAACAGAGGAAGAAGTTCGTAACAACGGTGCAGAATTGCTTCTTCCAATTTGGGAAGCCGCTAATCAAAAACTTTCTTTGAAAGAACGATTTAGAATACAGGGATGGAAGAGACTGTATTGTAACGCTCACACATTTGGAGTAGAACCAAATATTCACACAGATGATGGTGATTTTACCATGATCTATTATCCCCAAACAAACTGGAAAATAGAATATGGTGGTGGCACTTTTGTGTACAAAGAAGATGCAGAGACAGTTGATACGATTGCAGAGTATCGTGGTAATCGTGTCTTAATGTTTGATGCACATCTACCGCATCAAGCACAACCAGTGGCTAAAAACTGTTTAGAGCTAAGAATGTGCGTTGTTTTCAAACTTTGGACTGAAGGTGCTAATCGTGAACGACTCGATTTCTACAAAGATACAGTTTCTTAAAGATTGTGGTGCTGATCTATGTAAACATAGTGGCGGCACACTCTTAGAACATCTGGAAGGCACTAGGGACATTCTACGCAAAGAAGGAGCTCCAGAGTATCTACAGGATGCTGGGTTGTTTCATTCGGTGTATGGAACTGCATATTATATGCCGGATAAGGGTATCTCTACCAATAGAGAAGATGTTCAAAAATTGATTGGTATGCAGGCTGAAGAGATAGCATACTGGTATTGTGTATTACAGGCGCCAAGAATAGTTGAAATTTTAAAGTTTAAAGGACAATTAAAACAAGATTTGTTATGGTTAGATTCTGCAAATGGTTTAGAGATGACGAAAGACAGAATGATGACTTGGGAAGAAGCATATGACTTATGAGTTGAAATTAAATATTTCTGACTCAGTAAGAAAAGAAGTCATACGTGATATTCGTGATCCAGACAAGTGGTTAAAAGAAGAGAGGGATAATAAATCAAATTTAATTGTTAGAGCTAGAACGCATTGGGAATTTCATATGAACAATGATGCAACACAAACTATCTCTGAAATTATTTTTGACAAGATTATATCTAACAGGCATAGGCGAAAATGGCGAACACATCAAGTCTGGGGTGCCATATATGATAAAGGTGAATTTGCTCAAAAACACAGACATGGAAAACAATCTTTGAGTTGGGTTTATTATTTGGATTGTTGCAAAGAATGTGCCCCTTTAGTTTTTGATAATATCTCAATTAAGCCTGAGGTTGATTTATTGGTGTATTTTAGTGGAGGAGAGTTCCATGAAGTTCCAAGACAAACTTGTAACCATGAAAGAATTATTTTATCTGGTAATATTATAAAAGTTAAAAATGTAATGAATTGGAGTGAAGCATATGACTTATGAGTTAAAAGACTATCTAAAAGCTATTAATGTGACAAAAGAACCTTTATTGGACAGTGAAGATCAAATGTGGGAAAAGAAGTTTTCTCCGTTTATCATAAACAAATGTCTGGCTCCCTTTGAAGATACCATTATGTTGGTAAACGAGGTAAACCAACTACATCAACTTGACAAGAAACTACAATTCGATTTTTTAATAAATAGCTTGAGGCCAAGGAAAAGATATACCCCTTGGATGAAGGCGAAGAAATTAAAGAATCTAGAGTATGTAAAAGAGTATTATGGATATAATAATGAAAAGGCACGGGCCGCTCTTGATGTACTGGATGATGATCAGATTTCCGCTATAAAACAAAAATTAAATAAAGGTGGAAAAAATGGAAGAAGTTAGTTGGACACAGGATCAGATGCTAGAAGTATCTCTGAACGAACCTGATGATTTTTTGAAGGTTCGAGAGACACTATCTCGTATAGGCGTAGCATCAAGAAAAGAAAAAAAGTTATATCAGAGTTGTCATATTCTACACAAAAAGGGAAAGTATTACATTGTACATTTCAAAGAACTTTTTGCGTTAGATGGTAAAAATACTAATCTATCAATCAATGATATTGCTCGAAGAAATACGATTGCAAACCTACTGAAAGATTGGGGTTTGGTTGAACTACAGGGAATAGCTGAAAATGTAGCTCCACTAAGTCAAATCAAAGTTCTTTCTTTTGGTGAAAAATCAGAATGGATTCTTGAAACTAAATATAACATAGGTAAGAAAAAAGAGGACTAGTGTGGACAAGTTCAAGGATTTCATATTTGAAGAAACGGTAAAACGAGATAAAATTACAATTCTTATTCTTACCAATTCTAAATCTAAGAAACCAGAGGTCGTAACTGGACAGTTGATCAAAGCAGCCGAGTCTATAGGTTTGCCTTGTTACCCTGTAGTTACATCTGAAGCATGGATTGCTGATAACGATATTGAACAAGGCACCATCAAGATCAAAAATCATGATGGTGAAGAAAACGAAGTAGAGATTGTGGTTCGTGAAACTGTAGTTTTTGTTCGTGCTGGTGCATTAGAAAATGAAATAGGTCTTGCGTTATTGGGAACTCTACAGAACGCTGGATGTTTCATGATTAATGATCGTGATGGAATGTTGACATGTGATAACAAGATGTCAGCGTATACAGCCTTTGAACGTAACGGTATTACAACACCACGTACATCTCTAGTTAATAATGAAAAAAGTATTCCAGATGCTCATGATCGTATTGGTGGAAAGTTTCCTGTAATTATAAAAACCCTGACAGGAACACAGGGTGTTGGTGTATCTAAAGTTGAGAGTATGGAATCCATGATGAGCGTTGTTCAATCTCTGTGGAAGTTCGGTGCTACTCTTATCTTACAAGAGTTTTTAAAACTTGATGGTGATATTAGAACTATCGTGATGAATGGCCGTGTTGTTGCATCGACAAGAAGAATTAAACCAAAGAAAGACTTTCGATCAAATCGTCACATGGGGGCTGAGACAGAACCATATGAATTAAGTGATGAAGAGAATAAAGTAGTTTTGGCAGCTGCTAGGGCCACAGGTGCATATATGGTTGGTGTAGATCATGCTGTGGTAGACAAAAAGATTTACGTCCTAGAATGTAACGGTTCGCCCGGCATGGGATCAAACTTTCAAAGCTATGATATTACCCAAATACCACAGATTCCAATGAAAGAAAAAGATATAATCAAATTTGTGTTGGAGTATCTACAAAACCCTATGCATCGTAGACATAAATTTAACCAAGAGTCTGGTTATCATGAAACCCTAGAAATCGTGGGATATGGTGATATTCGAGCTAAGTTTGACACAGGTAACGGCACAAATGCTTCCATGTTCGTTGTGGACAAACTAGATGTAACAGGTAAAAAAGTTAAGTGGGAAAAGGATGGTAAAAAGTTTACCAGTAAATTGATTGGTATATCAAAACCAGAACATGTAGGAAAAATAGATGAACGGCCGATTGTGCTAGTTGATATGAAATTCAATAACATGTTGCACAAGGAAGTGCCGATCGGGCTCACAACCAAAGATTCTAGAAGTACTTTGCTCGTCAATAGAGAAACGCTAACAAGATTCAGAGTGTCAGTAAATCCACATAGAAAATTTGTGTTGTCCAACTGGTCGCCTCGTGGAGACGATAATGACGCTAGAACATTAACTTCACCACCAGAGACAAAAGTACCTTGACTTTAACCTCGAAAGAGTGTATCTTTAATTTATGACTTTTTATACAAATGTTCTCCAATTTGGAAACAGCCTCTTGGTCAGAGAAGTTGACCGAGACGGCCGTCGCACACAGAAACGTGTGCAGTATCAACCAACCCTATACGATCTAATCACCACTAAAGAGAAGACAGGCATTGTCACTCTTGACGGTAAACAAGTTTTACCGCATACGTTTGACTCTATCAAAGAGGCCAAATCATGGTATGAAGATCGTAAAGATCAGGAAATAGTTTTTGGTAACACACAGTATGCCTACACCTATATTTCTGATGAGTATCCGAAACGTGTTGATTGGGACAAAGACAAACTTCTTATTGCGACTTTGGATATTGAGGTTGAGTGCGAAAATGGTTTCCCGAATCCACAAGATGCGGCTGAACCTATGTTGTCGATTACTATGAAGAACCACCTAAACAAAAAGATTATTGTGTGGGGTCTGCATGAGTTTAAAAATGATCGTGATGATGTGGACTATCGTTTGTGTGAAGATGAAGCTGATCTGTTAATCAAGTTTTCTGATGAGTGGTCTATGTGTTTACCTGATGTCGTTACAGGTTGGAACACAGAATTCTTTGATATTCCGTATCTTTGTAATCGCATGAAGACTTTGTTTGGTGAGGATTTTCTGAAGAAGTTGTCTCCTTGGGGTAAGGTGATTGAACGAGAGGTCTACAAGATGGGCCGTCAACATCAAACGTATAATATCCAAGGTATTGCTCATCTGGATTACTTTGACCTGTATCGTAAATTTACATACACTGCTCAAGAGTCCTATCGACTAGATCACATTGCGAAGGTAGAACTAGGTGAGAGTAAAGACGGCAATCCTTATGATACGTTTAGTGAGTGGTATCAGAAAGACTATCAGTCTTTTATTGAATATAACATACAGGACGTAGAACTGGTTGACAAACTAGAAGATAAAATGCGTCTGATTGAGTTGTGTCTTACTATGGCCTATGACGCCAAGGTGAACTACACAGATGTTCTGGGAACGGTTCGTTATTGGGATGTATTGATTTACAATCACCTACGGGCCAAAAACATTGTGATTCCGCAAAAGAAAGATCACAAGAAGGCAGAACAGTTCGAAGGTGCCTATGTAAAAGAACCACAGGTAGGGATGCATAACTGGGTTATGTCGTTTGACTTGAACTCTCTGTATCCCCATTTGATTATGCAATATAATATTTCACCAGAGACTTTGGTGAACCCTGATGCAGAACCTCAGAAAGAACTTGTGAATAATATACTGAAGGGTAAAGTCAAAAACGATACGGAGTATTGTATGACCCCAAATGGAGCTTTCTTTCGAAAAGATGTGAAGGGGTTTCTGCCTGAATTAATGGAGAACATGTATAATGATCGAGTCAAGTATAAAAAACTTATGCTCGAAGCTGAACAAGAGTATGAGAATACAAAGAATAAAAAACTACTCAAAGACATTTCGAGATATGGTAATATCCAGATGGCCAAAAAGATATCCCTTAATAGTGCGTATGGTGCTATTGGGAATAATTGGTTTCGCTATTATGATCTGTTGGTCGCTACAGCAATTACAACTTCTGGTCAGTTATCTATACGGTGGATTGAAAAAGCTCTTAACATATATCTTAACAAACTTATGGAAACCAAAGACGTTGATTATATCATTGCCTCAGATACCGATTCGGTGTATATCACTTTTGACAAGCTTGTTGATAAATTGTTTGAAGAGGGAACACCGACTGAAAAGATTGTCAATTTCTTGGATAAGATTGCAAACGAGAAGTTGGAACCTTTTATTAACAAAAGTTATCAGAGTCTTGCTGATGAGATGAACGCCTACTCTCAAAAGATGCAAATGTCGAGAGAGGTTATTGCTGACAAGGGTATATGGACTGCAAAGAAACGATATATTCTAAATGTGTGGGACAGTGAAGGTGTGCGATACAAAGAACCTAAGATGAAGATCATGGGTATCGAAGCAGTCAAGTCATCTACGCCTGCGGCTTGTCGAGAGAAACTTAAACAAGCTCTACCAATCATCATGAGCGGTGATGAGAAAATGCTAAATACCTTTATACAGGAGTTTAGAGAAGAGTTCATGGAGTTGCCGCCAGAAGAGATCGCATATCCAAGAAGTTGTAATGGTGTAAAGAAGTTTCGTGGTGACTCTCAGTTGTTCAAGTCTGGCGCTCCTATCCATGTCAAGGGAGCCATACTGTATAACTTCTTACTAGAGAAAAATAAGTTAGGTAACAAATATGTAAAAATTCAAGAGGGAGACAAGATTCGTTTTCTACACTTGAAACAGCCAAACATCTATACTTCAACTGCGTTTTCTTTTATGACAAAAGTTCCAAAGGAACTTGACATTCACAAATATATCGACTATGATACACAATACGAAAAAGCATTTGTCGAACCAATCAAGTTTATCGCTGAAAAGATCAATTGGTCAATCGACACTAGTTATGGGACACAAGGTAATTTGTTGGATTTTTTATAATGGAACTATATGATTTGCTACACAAATGTGTTGACAGTACAGGTTTACCTGTGATGAGTCGGCCGTTGTTTTTAGACACAATAGAGAAATATGGAAAAGAGGACTTTCGTAGAACTCTTGCAGATTTTATTACAAATGAGAAACCACCCTATCCGTTGCACGAATTCAATAAGGATAAGGTAATCAAGACCTTTCATAAACTGAAGAAAGCTGATTGGACAAATTACATTATGTCCTCTGAAAAAGAAGTTATGGAAAAGTACGATGATTACAAATATCCATATAGTGATTATGGTTTGGGAGTAATTCAAGCTCCACCTACGTTTAATTATACCAGTGATTCTTTCATGCATGATCTACGAATGTCCTGTGGGTCTTACGGATATAAGGCTCCTGTGACACGATGGAATGAAGGTGATAATCTTTGGGGTGCATTTGGGCCTATCTTTCGTGGTGTAAATGATCATCAGGAGCTTACGTCACGCACATATACAATGAGTTTTCGTCTCGGTACATATATCGCTACACAGTTCAAACCGATTGTTGCCAAGACCGTATACGAGATGACTAATGCCAAGACGGTGTTGGACACCTCTATGGGCTGGGGTGATAGACTGACGGCGTTCTATGCGTCTAATGCGACACACTATATTGGCTGTGATCCGAATCCAAATACATTTGCCCGATACAAAGAAATGATCAAGTTTTTTGATAAACTTACTGGTGGTAAGAAAACGGTTCAGATGTACAATTGTGGTGCAGAAGATTTGCCGTGGGATGAAATCGAGAACGTAGATTGTGCCTTCACTTCCCCACCATACTTTTCAACAGAACGGTATAACGAAGGTGGTGAAAAAGAAGAACTGCAATCGTGGGCCAAGTTTAATCAATATGAAAAGTGGAGAGATGATTTCTATCTTCCTGTATCACATAACAGTTTTAACTCACTAAGTGAACGTGGTGTGATGATGGTAAACATACTTGATCCAAAGATCAAAGGAAAACGGTATCGCTCAGGCGATGAACTTGTCGATTCCCTAAGAGAACAGTTTCTAGGACAGATCGGTATGCGTATAATGCAACGGCCGCAAGGTGCTTCTGTCTTCAAGGATGAGGACGGTAACTTTGACAAAAACGCAATGGATGAATTCATGGACAAATCTTACATTGAAAATGTGTGGTGTTTTGCCCGTGACACATCCATTGATTTATTTGCCGCTACCAAACGTGGCACACTAGAGGACTTTCTATGATTTATGCCACACCAGATGATTTTGATACCGCTTGGGACTTTTTTGATACAAACAAAGAATGGTTTCCTCATGTACGAAAGTCACATGTAAGAAACAGACTAGAATGGGGTCAAGTTATTATACAGGACAATGTTCTTATCACACAACAACGATACAAACGAACAGGCCCTATCGGTAGAGATTCCGATGTAACCACAAAAACAGGTGACTATATCATACATCAGATTGTTGCTAAAAACAAAGGAACAGGTGAAGCTGTCAAAGTGATAAAAGAATACTTTGATCATGTTTACGGTAATGTATATCTTACAGTGCGAGCTGAAAACGTGCCTGCAAATAAGTTCTATCAAAAAATAGGTATGGAACGAGTAGGATATATAAATTGGAGTAACGGAAAAATGAAAGGAAATGTATGGAAAAAAGCAAAAGAATTTTAAAAGGGAGTTGACTTTCAGCTAACTTTACTATACTATTATAAGATACCAAATAGGTATTA